TTTGTCAAAAGTGAAACCTGTTGTGTCAAATGTGAGGTCCGTCTTATCAAAAGTAAATCCAGGTAAAGTTGCCTTGATTTCAGTAGGATATGTAATATAAGTCTTTAGATTATCAGTTGCATAATCTTGTATTTGAACGCCTGTTCCATTTAATGAATTATTTAATCCTATAATTGTATGATCTGCCCAATTAACCATCTTTAACGGTGTTATCATAGTTGTTGTTCCTGGACCTGATGCTGTAAACGCAGTTGTTCTAGCGTGTGTGTGAGTTCCACTAAACATATTATTTGTTCCAAACGGATTGTCGTAAATATTTAATGTTTTCATTCTTGGACCAGCATATGCGTGACCAAATTTGTATTCACCACCACGAACTGATTGTCTAACAATTGCTGGAAATGAAACTTTGTATTTTTTAACTAAAGTTAAATCTCTTGTATTAGGTGTAAAGTGTTCACTTGTTGAATCATCAAAATCTGGATCAACACCTAATTGTGGAGTTGCTCTTAATGTTGTACCATCATCTTCTGTACCCAATCTTCTACCAAAGATAGTTGAGAATAAAGTATTAAGTATTCCAAAGATTGGTGATTCACTTAAACCTGAAACAATTCCATCAACTGGCGATGTGATACCAGCGTTAATAGTTGTTTCAATGTTAACTTGTCCTGTAACATAGAAACCACCAGTGTGAATTGTTTTTTTGAAACTATCTCTCCATAAATTAATTGATTGACCAACTTTAATAACATAAGAGAAGTCCTGATAGTATAAACTATCTTGTATCTTCATTGTGTTTTCTGAAACGTGACCATCTTGGTTTATAAATGCACCTGAAGTAACAGCGACTGCGCCAACGCTAGTTGTTGCAGTTGCTTGATCTAATGTTTTTACTGTACCAGTGGCAAACGATAAAGCATCTGTAATAGTTGTTTCACTTCCAAATGTTCCTGTGGCATCTGATAAAGTTAATATACCTCTGTCACTATCATATCCAATCACTGTTGCAGTAATTGCTGTTCCATCAGAAGTTTCACCATTTACTGTTCCTCCAATAACAAAACTTCCTGATACTCCAGCAACAATAACTTTTGTTCTTAATGATAAAGTAGGTGACGGAGATAATTCATATTGAGCACCTGACTCTACAATTTTAGATGTAATAATTCTTCCTATCTCATCACCATAACAAAGTATTTTACCATTGTCACCTAATTCACTTTCTGTGTTTATAGATATGATTGGTAATTTGTCATAATTATTTCCAGGGTTTCTTAAATGAACATCTGTAATATCACCTGTACCTGTTCCTTCTTCTTGTACAATTTTATCACCATTATAAGAATCACCTATTTGAGTATTTGTTTCTAATACAATATGATCTGTAATTGTAGAAGAATAATCTGTATCTTGTAATAAGTATTCTGGTTCATATCTTTCAGTAGTTGCTGAATCTTCTTGTATTAATTTAAATCCATCTTCTAATATAACTGTACCAGGTTCATCTGTTTCTAAAAGTATTGTACTTAAACCATCTGATGCTGTTTCTAATAATACTGAACCACTATTGTCTTCAAATATAATTTGTAAATCTGTTCCATCTTCTGGTGTGATACCACCATTTACAACGGACACAAAACCAGCTGCGCCAGAACCAGTTGTACCAGAATTATCAAATACTAATTCGTCACCTATTGAGTAACCAGAGCCAGCGTCACTAATAAAAAGATCAGTTAATCCACCACGACCTATATTATCAACTTGAACAATCGCACCTGTTCCTCCAGCAGTGATAGCAATATTTTCTTCTGCTTCATACAAAGTACCATCATTTGTAAATGTTACTGCTTCTGGAATACCTGTGATATTTGCTTTGATAAAAATATCATCTTCATCATTTGCTGTTCCTCTAATTTCTTCACTCGTTTGAAATGTGCCTGTTATAGTATCTGCGTTTAATATAAATTCTGATACTTCGTTTGCGCCTATTCTAAACTTAAATACGTTTTCTACAATTGCAGTAGCGCCTGATGTTAGTCCTGTGATTTGTCTTCCAATTAAATTAAGTGTATTACCTGTTGTGGATATAACTCGTAATATTGTTTTTGTATCCCAATTACCATCAGATACACGTAACATTTGTTCACGTGGATAAATTGTTTCTGATTTCAATCCAAATAAAAGTTTGAAAAATAATTCGTGTCCTCTATTTGTACCTTTTGCTTGATAAAGTGATTTTACATTTTTAATTAATTTTCTTTTATCAATTCCATCATCTAAAGTTTCAGGTAATGTATTTAAAAACTCGTTTCTAAATTTTGTTAAAAAGTTAGAGATAACTTTATCAGGATCTCTAAAATTTAATAACTCTTGTATATTTGTTACTGGATTTGGTTTGTAGTTATTAATGATTGCACTAGCGTTTGATGAATTACCTAAAACAGTTTCACCAATAACAAATTTGTCTTGCGCTGAAATAAACAAACGACCATTATCTAAATCTTCACCAAGTACAGTTGCAGTTGCATTTGAAGTTTGACCAGTGATTGTTTCACCTCTTGTAAACTTACCAAAGGCTGTACTTTCTAAAAGTATTTTATCACCAGCGTCTAGTTGTGTTCTGTCCGTATCAATACGAGAACCATCTAAAATTAATTCGTTATTTTGATTTGTTTCTGTTTCTAATAAAATACCATCAGTAGTTTCTACAGAAGTTACGACTAACTCTGCAGATTCCATAAACGAATAGTACGACTTAACAAACTCTAAAAATTTAGGGTGTTGTTCTAATACGAACTCTGGAACCTGTTGATTAATCAGGTTTGATATTTTATCCTTAAATGTAGCCATTTTCCTTAAATGTAACTAGATGATGTTGTGTAACCTACACCTGCGTCAGCAGATCCTCCAACAAAAGTATCAGCCTCAACAGTAATAGATGAGTTACCTACATCTATTTCTATTATTTGATCTCTTACTGGAATAATATCATTTGAATTAGGTTGTGTTGTAAATTCTATAACTGATGATGAAGCGCCTCGTATGTTTTCAACGCTTGAAATACTTAAAGATGATACCGTTATTTGACCTGTAGAGTAACTAATAGTACCTTGAGTATTATTAACATAGTTTCTTGTTGAACCTGTTAAATAATATCTTCTTACATTTCCTATTCCGTCATCATCAAGGTAATAAACTCTATTGTTTGTATCGCCTGATATTTTGAAACCTGAAGTTTCTAATACACCACCTTGAGCAGATTTATGTTCTGGATGCGGGTTGTAAATACTATTTCTAAAATAAATGTCATATCTTGCTGAAGTATTTAATAATGGTGTTAATGTTTTTCTCATTTTAATTGTAGTAATGTTTGATAAGATACTTGAATCTGTATCATCAATTAATTCTACAATTTTTGAATATCTAAAAACTTTATCAAATTTTTCTAAATTATTTGTTGTGTAATTATTTAACGCTGTAATAATTTCAGATTTTAATGTATCAGCAGTTTTCGTAGTTGATTTTTCATCATACTTAACATTTGAAGTTAATAAGATAGTTGTAGTTTCTGGATCAATAATTTCTGGTCTAACAGAAGCCACATTAAATCTTTTTAATTGAGTGATAATAGATTGTTTAGTAGTATCAGTTAAAGTAGAACCTGACGCTGCTTTAATCGCAATCTTTACAACACCATAAACTGGCGTTTCATCATCTTCGCCACCCCATGCTGAAACTGATTGAGCATTAGGATATAACTCTAATACTTTTGTTTCATAATCACTTGTTGTAACTGCTCTATCTTGTGCTGAATATTGTAATGGAGCATTAAATCTAATTGACTCTTTTGATTGTCCTTCTGAACCGCCTTGTGCTGCTGAATTTGTTGTTATAGTTACATCACTAAATCCACCTATCGTTCCTGATAATGTAAATGTTGAAGCATTATTTGCTTCTGTTTTGTTTGTAACAATGTATTCTAAAATTACAATATTACCATCATCTAAAGATTTACCTATAATACCATCACCAAAATAAATTTCAAATTTATTATCTTCTACTTCTTGTATAAAATAAACTCTACTTGAATCATCTAAACCTGTGATACTTGTTGCTAAATTATAAGTTGCTGTAGTTGTATCTGATATTGAGTTTTGAACTTTTACTTTTAAAGTTGATGTATCTGCTCTAGCAGAGTTTATCACAAATCTTTGATCCGGATCAGAACTATCTACTGTGTATTTGTAAGTAACAGAACTTCCTTCATAGACATTTATATTTGAAAATCTATAAACTCCATTTGTTGGAGTTATTGTTGCATCAGCATTTGTAATAAATTGATATGAAACACCATTCACACTAGTTGTAAAAACTGTTCCTTTATCCATAGTGATAGATGTACCTGTTGCATTATTAATTAATATATCTATGTTTGCAATTGGTGATCTTGGTGATGTTGGTGTATAACCTAACATCTTAGCTAATGAAACTATACTACTTCTTAAATCTGCACTATCCAAAAACATTTCATTTGCTACAACGTTTGAATTGTATGCAAGATAGTGTGTGTTGTATGCAAGTAAGTCAAGTAAAATAGAAAAACCAGAACCTTCAAAATTATAGTCTTGGAACTCTGATTGATTTTGTAAAAATGTTTTTAAGTTTGCTTTGATTTGGTCAAAATCTATTGCTGATATTTCTAATTTATTTGATGCCATCTTATCTTAATCTTTCTAAAAATGTTTCTACAACGACAGGGTCTTCTACACCTACAACATAAAAATAAATTGAAACTTTTAATCTATTTCTATCTGGTTCATCATCAACAGTAATTTGATTTAATGAAACCCTTGGTTCAAAATTTGTAATTACTTCTTCTATTTTTCTTTTTAAAAATATACCCGTTAATGGTGTATAGTTTTCAAAAAGCAATTCTCTAATTCCACAACCCAATTCTGGATGGAATGGTCTTTCATAAAAATTAGTTTGAACTAAATTTTTTACACTTCTTTTTACAGCATCAACATCTTCAATTTTTACTATATCGTTAGTCACAGGATTACGAGAAAAATCTAAATCTAAATCTTTGTATAATCTTGTACTACGTTTACTCTTATTAGTATTTGAAGCGTCATATATTGCCATAACACTAATATTTATACACTATCCCGCAAATACATTTGGAGAACCTGCTGCTACACTTGTACAACTAGATATTGCATCTCCAATGCGACCACAACCCTTTCTATTAATAAAAACAGTTGTAGAACCTACAGCAATAGGTGCTGTATGAGGTGGGCACACAGCTGCTGGTATTAAATGTGATGTGTTATTATCACCTTGACGTGAAACAGGAATACTATTTACTCTTACGTTTGGAGATCCTTCTGCTCTTGTCATTCCTGAACAATGAGGAACATCTGCATCGCCTATTCTAGTTACCGCTGGCACGTGACATTAACTCCTTTAAGTAATCATTATACTTTGACATTTGATCGTGTTGTTCTTCTGTATGTGGTTCAGGTGGATAAACAGGTTTAAATGATATTAATTGTTCAAAACTATTTGGTATCTCATCATATCTATCGTATTTTTCTAACTTGCCATTTTTTCTTATGACAAACTCACCTGTTAACATATTTTCCCTTGTCCTCTATATGGTTTAAATGATCTTTTTTTAGATTTGTTCATTGAACTTTTTTTAACATTTTTTCGATTACCTTGTGATGTTTTTTTAGGTATTCTTTCGTGTCTAACATATTCTTTTGCTAATTTTGCCATTATCTACCTAATTTCTTTTTTCTTCCAAGAGGCAATTGAATTGAACTAACAATCTTTTTACCTTTTTTACTAATATACTCAAATCCGATCAATTGATTTTTAAAATTCTCTTGTACTGACTTGATTGCCTTCTTTAAACTTGTATTTTCTTTTTTTTCTTCTTGTCCTTTATCATTCCAGAACAGAAATTCACGCATTTTTGCCATTTTTTAAGCTCCATTAAATGAATCATAGTCCATTGAGTTAACTTTTGCTTTTTCTTCGTGTCTACAGTTTCCGCAACACTCAATTTTGTATTTTTCACCAAATTCAGTTGTTACTTCTTGTTTACATTTACCTCCACAGTGGCACTCGTGTCCGCAATTTTGACAATTTTTCATTATTTTTCCTTTTTTATTAATATTTATGTTAAAAATTACAACTTGCTGTCGCCGTTGTTGTTCCATTTTTAATCGAATCAACTATTTTTTCTTCAGTATTCATTTTTTTATCACTTGATTCGGTTTTTTCACTTGTTTTTACTTCAATTTTTGGGAAAATTTTACAATTTTCAAGGTTTTTTACACAACCAGAACAAAACGTGAACAAAAAAAGTAAAAAAATGACTAAAAATAAGGGTTTTTTATGCATATTTTTTTGGTTT